GACGACATCTCGTCAGGCAAATACGACACCAGTGTTGAGAACACGTACTGCGCCATCCTTATGGCCCACACCGCCCTGGCAATATTGTCGGTGCGGCACGGTCTTAAGGCTGACGCGCTCTTTGAGGATATGCGTGTGGTGGCAAGTGGAGACGACGTTGTCGTCGCCATGAGCCCCCGCATTCACACCCTCATCGGAGCACCCGAATGGATCAATGCCTATCGTGAGATGGGCATGACCGCGACCAGCGGTCGCAAGGACGCCGAAATCGAGTACTACAACAGCCTCGACGAGTGCGTCTTCCTCAAGCGGACTTTTGACATTGTGACTGACCCCACCGGTAATGAGGTTGTTTCTGGCAAGCTAGCGTTTAAGTCAATCTTCAAACGCTTTGTTTTCCACAAGCAGCGCATCACCCACGGTGAGGTCACGCAACTCAAGAACATCGCCTACTATGAGCTTTCGCGCCACGGGCGTGCTGTGTACAACAAGCATGCCCACCGCATTGCGAAAACCTTTAAGAGGTTTAGCAAAGGCGGTGGCGTCATTCCCTCCTGGGAGGACGCATGGAACAAGGCCATAGAGGAATCGCTTAAGGAACGCGACCAGTCGCAACCTTTCGGAACACTCTTTCACCACGACACTGCAACTGTGGGCCCCGAGGAGCCAGAATCTTCGCATCAACCAGATGAATAATCACAACGCAAGCGCAGGAGTCTCGTCAGCTCATGAATCGACAGGAAGCGGTGCCAGCCATAATGACACCCGCGCAGGCGGTGCGCAATCCGCCTACAACAACACCAAGTTCTTCGACCCGGCGTCGGACGCAACAACGCGCGTCGCCGGTCGGCCATCCCCAAAGGATTTCATCCCCCGAGGTGTCGACGACAACCCGTCCATCATCACCTTCCTTGGACGCCCAGTCCTCCTATATCAGCGTACTATTGACTTCTCAGACACGGCAGACTCACTGCTGTTCCAGACCCCCGTCATGGGATGTCTCTATCAAGTTGATTCATGGGTGTCCAAGTTGCAAGGCATCAGCACCATTACCGCCACTGTGGTTTTCACCATACAGGTTAACTCACCTGCCACAGTTGGCGGCATGCTGTCGGCGACAATCCAATGGGGCCACTGGCCCCTGCCTGGGCAGGAGATCTTCGCATCAAACACAAGGATCCATTACTCGCAACGGCAGCGTGTGGACCTGGACTTCCAGGACCGACAAGCAACCATTCGAGTCCCCTACGTGTCTGAGCGGAACTCCTACCAGCTCGACAAGACTCCAACCTCCAGCGACCTGCGGGGGGAACCAGGGTCTTTTCAACTCTGGCTCGTTTCGCCAGCTAACGCCCCAACCTCCAGCGCCACTGCCCCCCACGTGTCAGTGTATGCGCACCTCGAGGACGTCGTCCTCGGGTTCCCCATAGACTTCACGCTGGCGGGTGGTGTCCCCACCCTCTGGTTGGAGCAGGCTGTCGAAGTAGAGTTTGCCCCCCACATCAACGAGCATCCTGTGGATTCGCCTGCCCAGGTGATCTCGCAGGAGAACAATCAGCGAGCTGTCCCCGAGCCCGCGCAAACGGGTTCAGGCAATGTTCAGGCTGAAGCTAAAAAGTTTAAGTTTAGCTCCCTCCTGCGCACTGCCTCCTCGTTTGCCGGCAAGCTTGCTGGTTTCGTCCCCGCTGTTGCGGAGTATGCCCTCGCCGGTGGCGTGCTGCTTGGCGGCGGCGCGCAATTGCTTGAGCATTTTGGGTGGTCCCGCGTGGAAGACAACACGTCTTTCATGACCACATTCGACTACCCATACAGGAACAACTATGCCGGCTCCGGCGTGGACTATTCCGCAACCCTCGGCGTTGACGTTGACAACGCCGTTGTATCTGTTTTCAACGCAGAGCCCAATAGCCATGACCCTATGGCTTTGAGGCTCGTCGCGGCCATGCCTGCGATGGTGGCTCAGTTCACCTACGCAGACACGGACGCGTCGGGAGATAGGCTGGCTGCCATTAATGTGGCACCCGCTTCGCTCAATGGTATAACCAACACCTGCTTGGCCTACACTGGCACGAGCGGCGACCCTGGTTACATCACTGGGCCGGCAGGTACCGTTGCAACTTTCTTCCAATATTGGCATGGTACGATGGTATATCGTTTCCGTGCTATTGGGACCAAGTTCCATTCTGGCAGGCTGCTTATCGCCCACCGGGGCCTCCGCGGCCTCAACACCACATCCACTCTCGGTGGGTCTATGGAAAAGACCAACAAGACGGTGTGGGATGTCACCGAGTCTAAGATTATCACTGTCAAGGTGCCTATGGCGGCCAACACGCATTGGCTCCAGACCCACGCCAGCGGCTTTCTTTACGATTTCACTAACGTGGAGGCCTTCAATGGCCTTCTGTCCGTTTTCGTTCTGAACCCCCTGGTGCACCCCGACACTGTGTCCTCGGAGATTCCCATCATCGTCGAGAGCTGGCTTGAAGACGCGCGCTTTGCGAGTCCCAACGTGAGTGTCGCACATTACAACTCACTTGAGGCTTTTGCTGGTGCCGGCGAAAAACCAGCCCCGATTCCTAGACCCCCCCCCACAGAAGAGGAGGAGCCACGCTTTTACGAGCAATCTGGAACTGTGAGGGCCAAGGGAGTTTGGCAAACCAACGTTGTTGGCGCTTCTATGCTAGGGAGCTACACGGCTCGCGACCACTCCTACATCACTAAGGTGACTGTCGGTGAGGACGTTGAGTCGTTCAAGCTGCTCCTGGCCGTGCCGCGCACGCACGTGTTCGTAGCCTCAGGTACAACCTATGAGGACTACGGAGCCAAATTTCTTTACGGTGGTGCAGCCGATCAGCTGCCCTTCGGCACCGGATATCGGGCCTCCACGTTTGACGCGATTTGCCTCATGTACGCATGGCACTCCGGCAGCTTACGCTACCAGGGTGACTCATTTGCTGGTGGGGACACGTCGATGTCTTCGTGGTGTGCCGCTATCCCGATGCCGAATACGGGCAGCCAGGTGACCACCACCGTTGACCCTCCCGAGAGGAGTGTCACAACCTTCACAAATCAAATTCTCGTTAGGGCGCCGTTCTACTCCCCTACACACGCAGAGCCCAATTTCGGTGTTACCGCCGATACGGCTACGACCACATGGACCGCGAGCCCGGCTGTCAGCCGGTTTCTCGTCACGACGCGCACCTACATCACTGGGGCTGAGATCGTTCGCCGCTCTGGCGGCGACGACTTTCACCTCATGGGTTGGAGGGGCGCTTTTCTGCTTTTCCCTCGCCCTGGGTACTGAGCCGGTTGTCCCGGCCCAGTCTCAGGGCGCTTCTCACCACACCGTAAGCGGTGTGTGGTGAGTCGTATTCTTACCGCATTT